CAGCAGCTTCTTTCTGCTAAGTTCTGGTACTGGCATACCCTCAACGACAAAGTGCTGTATTCCACCCATGCCACCGCTTACTGTGTCTTTTACGGTTCCTTCTTCCTCAATCCTGCTGATCTGCTTCTCTGTTTGCAAGATTCTTTTTCTTATATCTTTTACTTCTTCAATCATGTCTGTGTATTGGATCAGTACGTTCTTGTCCACGTTCTCCCCTCCTGTTACGATTTATTATCTGCTGCCTTATCCGATCTGTCATCTCCTGGTACTCCTGTTTGTATTGCACTCGATCGGCACAAATGCCCATGCAGGTTATCTCTGCACAGGCTTTGCATGGATCAATCATATCTGCCTACCGCTCTTTCTTTTCATCTGGCGGTTTCTTATGATCGCTTTTCTTGCATTTGAGTAATAAGGCCGTGATTCTTTCTCTCTTCTTCTTAATTCCTGTTCCTTTGCCTTCCAGGAAAGATACTTCTCACATCCTGTCTGACAAGCAACTCTCTTTGATCCGTGTGATCTATCTTTACAATTTAGGCACGGACAATCTTTGTATGCCATTTATGTATCAACTCCTTCGACTTATTCTTCAACTAATATTTCAACTAATCTAATAATTAGTTCAACTTTCGCAGCGGACATTTGCTGCATACTGTTTCTGTCAGCTCATCATAGTCTTTTATTTCGCTTGGATACTTGCAATAGTTATCACAGATGTTGCTTTTTATTTCATCAAAAAATTCTGTTATTGTCTTCGGTTCTTCTTTCACGACACCTGTAAGATTTTCAGTGACAGTTTTAGTTTTTTCTTTCGCATCATCTCCTACTTTAGTTTCATGCCCGACCATCACATCATAAAATCTATCAATCTTTTTATTACACATATCCTCAAACTCACAAACTGATGCAAGATCATCAAGTTCGCATTGATCACAGCTATCATGCATATTGCAAAAATTGTATAATTCGTCTATCTTTTCTTCTCTTGTCATAGTTCATCCCTCTCTTTCGCTGCGGCACAGAGTGACATCACTGCCACTCCTGCAACTGCTCCGATAAATAATCCGCTTAAAAATCCAATGATCATAAATTATCTCTCCATCATATTTTCAAATCTGTATTTTTGTTTTGCATCTGGATATTTTTCATGATCCACTTCGCTCATGAACATCTCTAATGGCCTAGCATACATTCTCTGCATCTCTCTTATATCTGAATATATTACAAATAATTCATTTGTTTCTGTATGACGAGCCACTGTAATAACAACGTACAAACTTCCTTTAAAGTGTTTGTATACTTCATATGCTTTCGGCATGTGTCGTCCATTTAGCATTTTCGCCACTCTTTCTATTTTCTCTATTGTCTTTCCCATATTCTTAACGCTCCTTTATTCCAAGTGGAATGTTACATTCTGCATGATTGATCCCAGTATCAAAAATTTAATAGCTTGATAGCAATCTTTTTTTCGGTCGGAATAAAAATAAATTCCATAACATACGATTGTTAGTGTTAAACTTAATACTTTTACAGCATCTTTTGTTGTTATCATTTCTTACTGCCCCCCACATCGTAAATCTCACATGATACTACTTCATTTGTTCCGTTATTTGTCACTTCTACATCTACGTCATAGCCTGCATTTGCTAAAGCATCAATAATAACACTCTGGATGTGTCTATCTTCTGAATGAATGTAAGTCTTTCCTAGTCGTTGTCTGACTTTTCCTATAATTGTTATTGAATTGTTCATCGTCTACCTCCCATTATTCTTCTGGCATATCAAAGACTCTTTGTCCTCTGTCGTACCGATTAAAAATCTGTTTTAACACTTCTGTTGCTCTTTGCTCATCTTCGTAAACTCCAAGTACGTAACCATCAAAGCCGGTACAACAAGTTAAAAAATCAATTCTGATTTCATTTCCATCTACATATACACCTGCAGAACTTTCGATTGGTTCGAGCATTCTTCTGTCTTGGCTTAATATCAACATTTCCCTCGCTCCTTAACTTTCTTTAACTTTTCACACCAGACACATCCTTTATCGCATTTGATCCGAACCTTTAACTTCTGCTGCTTGTCCGGACACAGCTTCATGTCCTTAATTGGCTTGCCTGTGATCTCACAGATGTAGCCTTTAAATTTTTTCTTGTTTACCATACTGCCACCGCCTCATGTAAATGCTCTCTTAATACGTCTGCTGCTTCGTGTTGATTCTCATGCTCCAATAACTTAATCACATTCGGTAACACTCTTCGCCCTTTATCGATCACTTCCTGGTTTGATGCAATCATTTCTGCATTCATGTCGATGTTATAACGTTTCTTTAAATCAATTGCCATGTCTTCAAATGTTACAAAATGTTCTGCGTACTGATCCAGAGATACCAGGCACATGGATTTATGATCATATGCTTCTTTGAATCTTCGAAGCCTCTTTTCTCCAAAGCCTTCGCTATCTGCCAGTGCTGATAATGCTGTTGTCATGATGTTTCCATAGAGTGTTGTTGCTAGGATTTCAAAAGCTTTATCTAATCTGTCGTTGTCGATCAGAAGTCCAACTCTCAATGCTCCTCGCATCTGAAGCTCTTTTCTTAATCCATCAATTCCTTTTTTTTCTGCAATGCCTAACGCATATGCCATTCCTGCCATTCTTGCTTCTTGTTCTTTATCTAATTTTCCCATTTTGATACCTCATTCATATCGACCTGCACCAGATCCATACTGGTGCCACGCCGTGCATCTCATGTTCTCTTCTTCCTGCTTCTTTAGTTTCTCAGCTTCTCTTTTCTTCTCATCCAGACACTCCTGCCGGTATTCATCATCCCATTTTTTCAATGTTGGCTGGCTGATCGTTGTCAGCTCTGACAGCTTCTTGTAGCTTATCCCTGTTGAGATGATCAGCCGAACCATTCCTTTCTTGAAATTTTCTTTATATCTCATATCGTTTTCTCAGACAGCTTGGTTCTTTGCCTGATACAACGCCTTTATCTCTGATCGCTGATCTGTTATCTTTTGCCCGATCTTATAAAGTCTTGTGATTCTTCGTTTTTTGATTTGGAAAATTGTAAAAAACTAAATCTAATATTTGAGAAATTACATTTAAAAGAATCTGAAAAAATATGTTTGGTATTGATTGCTTGGTTAACAGTTACTTAAAGAATCCCTCAGGTAAAGAACCAAACTGTCTGATCGTACTCCTTTACTTATGATATCCGGCACAATTGCCTATATAGTGCCATCTTAAATCCTTGCACTTTGTCTCGTTTGCCCCCCCTGTTATCTCAGGGTGGAAACGCTTATACCACTTCATCAGCGTCTTATGATCGATACCGGATGATTTGCTGATCTCATTTGATGACATGTTATGCTTGATCCACAGTGTCACAACACGTCTTTTAAATCCTTTGCTGTAATCTGCCATCAGTTCTCCTTTCTGCCCACTGCCTTAGGCAGCAGGCTCATGGCTTATACATTGGCTTGTTTCTTATGCGGTTAATAGTTACTGTGGTATATAATTCAGTCCATCCGGCTGATCTCTGTCCGCATATGTGATCATCTTTTTACGTCCTGTCGCTTAAGATCATCCCGAACCCCACAACTACCACGACTATTACTACGACTTTTAACAACAATCTTAGGTTGTTGGTTGCTACGGACAGAGATCAACCGGATGCTTCATTTTTTCTTAGCTTGCAGCAAGCAACTTATTAATAAAATACTGCTGCCCTTTACCAGTAACCTTTGTAGTCTTACTGATTTTTGTCGATCCGTTTGGATTGTTGATTACCGTTTCTTTGATTTCAAACAGATCCATATCCATTGCTTTCTGCGTTGGCATATTCCAGTCTGATCCTTTTCTCTTGATCAGATAGCCATTATTTCTTAGCCATTCAAATAATTTATTCTGTCCAGTCTGAACTCCATTCTGTCTAAGAATTTTTGCCAGTTCTCCGATCAGGATAGATGTGTCACTTGCTGTTACTGCATCTGCAAAAATTTCTTTTGGCTTCATTCTTTCATTGTCTTCAATTAAGATTGCATTATCAGATTTTAATTTATCAATTGTCTTATCTGCCATCTTCAAAGCTCTTGCAAATACTTGCTCTGGACTATTCCAAGCTCTTTCAAGATTAATAAGATAATCTCTAACTTCTTTTCCTTTTTCTGTCCTAGACATCATAGCCAAATGTTTTGCCATTATCATTGTTATTTGATAATCTTCTAGTTCCCTAACAGCTCCATTATTAACAACTGTATTTGATGTACATTTGTTATAATCCTCACCTTCAACAAATAGTCTCTTATTATTTTCAAACCATCTGCTAAATCTGGATTGAATGTTCAATGCTTTATGCAAATCCCTTGCTGATACTGTTGGTTCTTCTGTATCGTAGTTAACAGGAATTAAATTATCCATACGTTATGTCACCTCCTAATTGTTTCTTTAATAACTGTCTTTCCAGATTCTCATAATCACAATCTTTGACTTCTCTTTGGGTAAAATTGTGTATAGTTTCTTCTTTCTTTGGTTTCTGTGTTGATTTCTTACGTTTCTTTGATGTAGGGAAGAAACTCTTATATCCTCCACCAAATGCTTTTCTTACAATGCCCAACTTATCAGAATCATTCTCAGCCAGAGAATCTAGTTCTTCTTTCAAGGCATTGATCTGTTCTGCAGATAATGTTGGTCCAGTATGATTCCTCATATCAAGATAAAGACAGAACTCTCTGTTCAGATCTGGATTGCTATAATAATATTTACTTTCCTTTACTTTACTTTCCTTTAGGGATTCTTCTCGGGAATTATCGTTATTTTTCTTGGAATTATCCGTATTATTCTCAGAATTATCTTCAAAATGGGTAACTTTAATAAAAGGTTCTGTTTCTTCTTCATTTAAAAGCCAGAACCTGTCGACTTTTATTGGATTCTTCTTAGCTCTTGTTTTTACTGCTAACTGAAATCTCTCCTGTATTCCGGCAGAAGTCAGGACAGCGTCCGACTGGAAAAGCTGTTTATCAAACATCGACCGTTCCAGTAAGAATGTCAAGACTTGCTTCACCTTGTCACTATTCATGTTCAGATCATCCGACACGATATAGTAAAAATCATCATCTACAATGATGTAATATCCATTTTTATAAATTTCACAAAGAAGATAAATGAAAATTGTGATCCCATCTGCTCCATATCTGGATTTCAGGATCTTTATCTTCCTGTTCGAAAAGAAATTACAATCCAAAGAAAAATATTCGATACCTCGTTTCTTATGTCTGGCCAAAACGATTCTCCTTTTTCTTATTTGATTTCTTCTATCTCTACTTCAACTCGTGGGTCCTCTGCATAATGCTTTTCCATATGCAGCGTTACCACCTGCGTATCATCTCTGTATGCTAATTTATTCAATGCATCCAGAATACTTTTTGCAATGTTATCAATGTCTGGTTTCTTCGTTGGAAACATAAGGTCTTCCAACATCTGCTGTTTCTTTTTCTTGCTTGTACTCTTAACGATCGGATAATAAGCTATGATCGTTACTTTTAAGGGCTGTCCGTCATTAAAAATGATGTTGTTTGATTCCTGCCTGTAACAGCACTTGATCAGATTCTCGTATAACATAGTACCTTCTGGCGTATATGAGAATGTTCCACCACCTTTACTACGGACAGTTCTTGCCCTGGCTTTTCCTTTCGGAGCACCAGGGACTGTAAATCTAACTGTCTCCATAACTGTTACCCGATGATCGTGATCACTTTCAACAGTTCTCCCGGTAAATTCTCTGTTAAATATTTCTTGATAGCATCTACTGCTTCATACTTCCAGAGGCCACCATCAGCTTCTACCAATTTAAACATTGGCTGTCCATCGGAACCTTCTCTGATTCGGAAGATAAACTTGCTTTCTGGCTGTTCTACTTCCAAAAATGTACGATATGGACGAAGTGTTACCGGATTCGGTACGATCACATCTTCTTTTCCTGCAATACCTTTTGTGATCGTAGCTTTCTGGCTGACTCCATCATCTCCATAGTTTGCTACTGTTTTATTTTCTACGTTTCCGGCAACTGAAAGAATCAGTTCTGTTTCATCACTCTGTTTAAAGGCAGTCTGCATATTAATTACAAACGCTTCCTGATCATAGTAATGATCGAAATCAAAACCATTTGGATTTGTACCTACGCGGAATAATTCTTCTCGATTTCTTTCCCGTGTAAGACCAGATAGTAATCTTACGCTTGTTGGAGATTCTACGTGAATGATCATAGATTCTCTTAACTCTTCACTCTTTCCACTGATATAATCGATCAGAGAATTAAGGCTTGTTGCTGTCAGAGGATCTGCCATTTCTTCTCTGTCGTATCTTGACATTGATTTATCGCAATAAGTCTTTCCTGCGATTTCTACAACATGTGGCTCTCTTGCACTATCTGTCAATTCTTCTATATGTTCCATTGCTTCTCTTAAAAATGTATTATCCATTGTTATGTATCCTCCTATGCCTGTTTTGCTTTTCTTAAATCAATGACTTTGTTGCTTGGTTCGTAGATCTCTCCAGTATCTGGATCAAAAGCTTTCGGTATTTCATCTTCTTCCTGGTCGATCACATCATCAACATTCATCTGACCAGGAATCTGGTTAAAGATTTCAACCGCTTCAACCTCTCCAGTGCGAAGATCTCTGCCCATACTCAGTGCTGTTGTAGCTCCAAGTTCTGGTGCAAGGCTTAACTTCGTTTCCACTGTTGTTGCTACAAAGTTTCTTTCATCGTTTGGTCGGAAGCTGATTGATACATTGATCTTTCTGACCTTCTGCGCATCAGTGTTTGGGTCCTGAATATTTTCAGTAACCTTTTCTAATGCTTTGTTGAGCTGTACTGAAAGTTTCCCTCCTGCAAACTGTTCCAAGTTAATATGTTTCATTGTGTTGCTCCTTTCTTTTATTTAAAGAACTGCTGTGGTTCTTCTTTTGTTGTTTCTTCCTGTAGTTCCTGTTTTTCTGGTTCTGTCGTTTCCTCTACTGCTTCCTGCAGATCCTGATCTGCTACAATATTTTCTTCTGTAACAGCATCTACATATTCTTTTGTACCATCTTCATTTATCATTGCCATATCGGATTCCATAGCATTTTGCAGATCAATAGACATGATCCCCCATTTGCTAATCAATTGACGTAGCATTGTTTTATATGCCATCTGATCAAAATCCTTGTACCAGTGGGAAGAATACATCCATGAATCTTTTGGATCATAATTTCCTGCTTCATAGTCTTCAAAAGATACTTTTTCTTTTGTTCCGTATTTTGTGTTAATCTTTGTCGCATCCTTTGAAAATGCTGCTGAATATTTATCTGCATGCGACATCATCTGTTTCTTGGACCAGTAAATTGCTTTTCTGAATCCGTTGGTCAATTCAAAGCTTGCATAATATCCCATCGTTGGTGCTTCTTCTCGTTCATCCCATTTGTCAATCATCAAATTAATTTTGATCTCTTCATTGAGTGGGTCAAAGTATTCAAGTTCACCTTCTTTTATTGCCAGTACATTAAGCTTACGATACTGTCCTGATCTAATCGCAAGTTGAATATATCCTTTGTATCCCAACTGAAATTGAGCAATTTTTCCATACTTCTTATCATTAAAAGGTACAAGATAGTAATGCCCTAATTGTGGAGAAGGTGATAATTTTAATGATTCCCCTAGCAAAGCTCCTGAAAGAATAGATTGATTTGTACATTCTTTCAGTGATTCATTGTTGTTTACTGCTGAAATCACTCCTGTGATAAAACGCTGTCTATTGTCCTTTCCTAACGCCTGATCAATGTTAGATATTACAGCCATACTATTAAGGAATGTTGTGATTCCTGTTTTTGGGGACTGTGTTTTTGTTCTGTTTGCTAAACTGTTTCCAACTGCCATCTTATAACTCCTCCTGTTCCAAAATTTCAAATTTCTCGCATACTTTTGTAACCAAATTTAGTCTTGCATTAACTTCTTTAAAATTATGTTCTTTCACAACACATCGAAATGTAATTGCACGTGTTCTTTCTTTGATTGACTCTTTTTTTTCATTACCTGCAGATACAATCTTTTTGATTTCTTCTCTCATTGCTTTCTGATCTTTATCTTTTTTCTGTTTCTGCTGCTCTTCGAATAAAGCCTTCTTTTTTTCTGTTTCCTCTAGCTGTTGCTTTTTATTAACTGCTTCTGTAAGATCAAAGTTCTTCAAATATTCCTCTTTCATTTCATATGCATAAGGACTTGTATCCGCGTTGATCACTACCAGGTCATTATCAACCTTGTCTCGAATCTCAGTAATTTCATTTGTGATTGATTTAAATGATGTTGACACGTTTAGCCAGGAATCTTTAAAAATCTTGTCAAACGTTACTACATCAGCAAGACCTCCGATTGTTTTTGCATAGATTTCTTTTACTTTTTCAAGTTTCTTTTGGCGTTCTGCTTCTCTGCATTCTTTAATCTGAGCATCGATATTATTGATCGCTTTTGTAAGAATTTTGATTAATTCTTTTTCTTCGTTCTCAAATTTTGTATATGGATGCATAACTTGTTTTTTAATAGAGATTCGCTGGTTTTCTAATACTGTTACAAACTTACGTAAACTTGCGATGTCTTCTTTAGCAAGTTTTATCTGGTCTGGTGTATAGACTAGATTTGCATAGTAATCTGTTTTCTCTTGGAGTTCTGCTTTTAATTCTTCATAATTCCAGTGAATCGTTTGCAGAAACCCATTTTCTTGTGGGTCATAAATTTTAAATTCCATGTGTTTCTCCTTATATCTCTGGCAAAATTAAATTTGGCTGTTGCCTTTTTTCAACTTTCTGCCAAAATTCTTCTTCCGCTTGTCTTAATATCTCAATGTCTTCTTCTGCCTCTGATCGCTCAATGTGATAATCTTTTGTCTCCAATCTGATTTGTCCCTGCCATACCGATTTAAGCTGTGCTCTTAGCTCTACAAAGTCATACTCAGTAACTAACAGATAATGAAGCACCTGTATGTAGTAATTATCTGGAATCTGATTTCTCCACTTTTCTCTCTGCATACCTTGCAGGATATTAGTTGTCTTGATCTCCAAGATTCCTTTGCGACCATCTTGATCAGTCAGATCTCCGTCCAAGGATGCATGTGCCCATGGATATTTTTCGTTTCGGATCATGTTGTCTCCGAAGTACTCGACTTGGTATTCTGGATGGTCAAGTGCGAACAGCGATCTAAGCAACGGCTCCGCATCATGTCCATACCTTACATAATCTTCTCCGGAGATATCTGCAGGTATTCTCTGTCCTATTTTTTCTAAGTATAGATCAACGTTAGTTTTATAAGGGCTAAGACCTAATACTGCGGATGCATCTGATCCACCGATTCCATGTCTGGCATTTAGCCAGGAATCAAAAGAATCGAACTTAATCCGTTTAATTCCTTTGCTGATTTCAATCTCCTGCATCTTTAAACCTCTTTCCCAATTCTGTCAATTTAGAAAAGACAAGATCGAACTGTTCTTCTGACATTCCACAAAACTCAATTCCTGCATTTTCATACTTTTCTCCAATGATCAAAGCATTTCCAAGAATTGGGTACCCATGAAGATCTGTTTCGTATAAATAAGAAGCGATCTTATTTAATTTGGTCTTATCACAGTGATAAAGAAATTCTTCGTCGACTAGCATACTTACTTTTGATCCTGGCATTTTATTAATCTCGAATCCAGCACCAATCTCTGTATATAATCTCTTGGGCTGTACATGTTCAATTAGCTCACATCTGTTTCCGATGTGTTCTTTCAATTTTTCCCATGATTTAAGTCCCCCATCTGGATATTCCAACTCTTTTACTTCATTATCAGTTGTGATCAGAATCATCTTTCCCATTGTCGCTTCCTCTTCTTTCTTCTAATAATCCCATCAATTTTTCTTTCAGATACCCTGCTTCGATCATACAGTTCCGATTATCCAGAAACAGCATTGTACTGTAATCTGGTCGCTGTTCTGTACTAAAGCCATTTTCCCAGATCTTAACGCTTAGCACTGCGGTGGCTCCATGATATTCGACGCATACGCACGGAACACCTGGCTCTCGCCAATCTATCCAGTCTATAGTTCCATCTGTCATTTCTTGCAGTCGCAAAGACAGATCAAAGATCTCAGTTACTATTTTTCTGATTTCACTTTTCTGACGATCTGTGTTATACTGTTCTTGTCTATTTAACTGTGTGCCTAATGGAGTTGCCGCTCCGTTGGCACTTTTTTCTTTCTCATTCATCAAACCTCTTCACTCCTTCCTCAAACACTACTGCCGTGATCAAACACACTGCAGCTAATTCTTTAAAAATTCCACACGCGATCAGCACTGCTGCCGTGCAGATCATGGCTTTTGTTTCACTTTTCATCTCATGCTCCTTTCTCAAACACTTATCATTTCAGTTGCAAAAAACTTTTTTGCATTTATGAAATACCTGTGCTTTTTTTCACTTGTCCGGATTGCATATCCCCATGGAAAAATCCCTTGAATCAGTCCTTTTTCGATTGTTGAAACACCCATTCCCATCAAATACGCAACTTCTTTCGGGGTTAATGTCTCTATTCTCTTTTTAGGAATTACTATCTCTTCAAAGTAATTCTCTGGAAGATCAAATGCTTCTGCAATCTCATTTCTTCTTGCTTTTGTCGGTTCTGAATCTCCAGACATCCATTTGCTAACGGTTGACCTACTCACACCGCAGATCCTGGACAACTCTACTTGGTTGATATTTTGATCTACCATCACTTTTTTAAGCCTGTCCTTGAACACTTTCATCACCTACCTTTCTTCAGATGGCTTAACTCTCCGTCCGATTGAGTGCTATTTTTAATGATTAACCAATTTTATGGAGGAGTTTCGGGGTTATATGTATCGGACAGAGGATTAAGCCATCTGTGTATTCAATTCTTATTTGTGTTATAATCTTTCTAAAAACACAAAGGAGCTTATTATGCCAACACCAAGATTTAGAATTTTCGTTTAAACAAGTCCGTATTCTTAGAAAGCTAAGAGACGATGGTTGCATCTCAAAAGAACTTGTTAGGTCTAATCCTAAATACTCTTTTCTTCAAAAATACAACCTTATTGATAATGATCCCGAACGCTATGACATTTACCGTCCGAGTGATAAAGCTTTGATGTATCTACGCTATAGAAGAAAAGATCTCTTTAGGACTTGGTATCCTCACGTTGTATCCAGTCTCGCTTTTATTGCTTCTATAGCATCATTGATCATTAACATTCTTTCCTCTGTGCATTAAAGGAAATGTATAACCACATACGGCAGTCCAATGAATAACCAAATAAGTTCTGCAATTATGAGAAATAACCCATAGGCTGCCGCCTTATCTTCTTTGCATACTTCTGCTATCGCTATAGCCCATTCTTTACATTCGATGGCTATGTATTTTAGGATCTTAATTTTTTCTCATCTCCTTTACCCAATAACTTTCCAACCTCTTTTGAATCCATTTTGATGAAATCGTCAACAAACCTTTGAATGTCTTTCTCTGAATCATCATCCTGTGTAAATTTAACCAGGATCTTCAAAGTAAGTTCTGCTGTTCCGCTTTGATTAGAACTTTTTACTATTCGATAACCTTCTACATATCAAAGTTTTTGATTGTCTAACATCAGCTCATATCCTTCTGGATTTTCTTTTAATGTCAGATTCATTATTTGTTTTGATTCTATCTTTCTCACCTCCTGGTTATTTGGTTTCGTTTTTGTAGATTTACTAATGAGCGCAAGCTCGGAAGTTTGCTAAGTCACTAAACGTGACATTTTTCATCAAAAAAAATTTCCTGTACACTTTTGCCGTAATATGAAGCTAATTTAACTTTAACAACATCACGAGGAATGCGTTCTCCATTTTCATACATTGATATAGCAGATACACTTATGCCAACAGCATCGGCAACAGTTTCTCTCGAGATGTTTCCTCTTAACTCTCTTAGTCGACACCCAATTTCTTTGGCATCCAACATTTTCTCACTTCCTTTCTTTATTGTCTTACCTTTGCTTCAACTATATATTATCATATGTCACGTATTGTGTCAACACTTTTTGTGACATTTCTATTTACTTTTTTCACGTTACGTGATATTCTTATATCAACAAATACAATATATAAGGAAGGTGATTTATAAAGTGGGAAATTTTCAAAATATATTAAAATCGTTGCGAACTTCTCATAGTTTAACTCAAGATGCTCTCGCAAAAAAATTAAAAATTTCCAGAAGTACTATCGGAATGTATGAAAGCGGAGCTCGTGAACCAGATTTTGAAACATTAGAATTGATTGCTGATTTCTTCAATGTCGATATCGATTATTTATTAGGAAGAACGCTTAAAACTACTTATATTCCATTTGCTGAAAACCAACCAGAGCTCAACAAAAGAGACTCAAAACAAATAGAAGAAATCCTACAGCAGACCAAAGATAAACTAACATCCCAAGAAGGATTAATGTTTGATGGCGATCCTGCTTCTCCTGAAGCAATCGAGTCTATTCTAAGTGCAATGGAAATTGGGATGGAGATGGCAAAGAAAAAGAACAAGGAAAAATACACACCTAAAAAATATAAAAAGGACTGATGTGAATGGACATAAAAAAGATTGTAAATTCGCTTGTCAAGAAACACAAAACAAGAAATCCTTTTGAGATTATCAAAGGACTAAATGTTATTCTTGTGCCAGTGCCACTTGAAGGTGTCAGAGGATTTTATCAATATTTCCAGAGAAATAACATTATTTATATTGATGATTCTCTTCCAGAACATGAACAGATTCTTGTTTGTGCTCATGAGTTAGGTCATATGTTGCTGCATAAAAAGGCTAATGCCCTCTTCATGGATACCTATACCGGATTCAATACGACGAAATATGAAAAAGAAGCTGATCTGTTTGCTATGGAACTTCTGGTGCCGGATCAAGTATTTTTAGAATACCAGGAATTTACTACTGATCAGATCGCACGTGCACTTGGATATGATGAGGAGTTAATTAAATTAAGATTAAAATAAGGAGGAATGCGTATGAAGAAAAAGTTTTTATGCGTTGCATTGTCTGCAATGATGCTGCTACCAACTATACCTGCATCTGCAAAATCTAAAGTAAGTATTGTGCCATTAAAAAAGACTATTTATATTAACCAGACTTGTAAAATTAATTTAAAGAACAATAAAACTAAAGTAAAATGGACAGTATCTAATAATAAAATAAGAATAGTGAACAAAAATAACAAATACGCAACTATCAAAGGACTGAAAGTTGGATCAGCTTATATAAAAGCTAAGATCGGTAAAAAGACTTATCGGAGCAAAATGACTATCAAAAAGAAAGTTGTTAAAACCCCTTCAGCTCCTACTGTTAAAAATTATACATATAATAGAATTATTTTGGATAACGATAAACTTCAGATAAAGTTGGCATATACAACTTCTTCTGAAATTGCGTTTGCAGTATATAATAAAACAGATTCCTTATTTAAGTTTGACTGTGAATATTTTAAATTGAACGATACGGATTACGAACCAGATGAAATGACCACTTCTCCGTATATTGCTTCAAAAGACACTAGAAATTTTATTTTAAAAGCTAAAATTAAAAATCCTGAATGTACTTCTTTCGCAGGTGTTTTTAGTATCTGGGCAGCAGATGGTTACATTATTGATTATCTAAATGTTACAAAAACTACTGTGGAATAATTTACAATAAAAAACCGCCCAGCTACCAACTGGACGGAATTTAGAAACCTATCACCATTGTAGTGTATGATATGTCTCTGACTGAACACCAGAATTATATCATACATCCTACAATTTTACAAATTGATAAGGGTGTATTTTTTGTACCCTTTTTTAGAAAGGAATGATGATATATGGCAAGAAGAAACCCAAACGGCTACGGCAGCGTAACCAAATTAAAAGGCAATCGATCACGCCCTTATGTGATCAAAGTCACTACATACGATGAAGATGGACACGGCAGACAAGTTCCAGTAGACTATGCTGCTACTCGTGAAGAGGCAAATATTATTTTAGCCAGGTACAATGATAATCCTTGGAATATTGATCGCAATCGCGTCACTCTTGCAGAATTATATAAGCGATGGCTTGAAGTAAAAGCTCCTAAACTTGGAAGTTCTCGTTTATATACACTTAAAGCAGCTTATAAACATTGTCAAAAACTGTACGGAAAGAAATATAGGCAAATACGAGCTTATCATATGCAAGCAACCATGGACGATTGTGGTCGCGGTTACGCTACACAATCTCATATCAAAGCACTTTGGTGGCATTTAGATAATTTTGCATTTGAATTAGACATTATAGATAAGATGTATTCTCAAATAATTTCTGTCAGCACAGAACAGGGAGAAACTAAACGCACTCCATTCACTGAAAAAGAAGTTGAAGCTCTGTGGAAAATATCTGATCAAAAAAATGTAGATATTGTATTAATCTATATTTACACCGGATTCAGATTAATGGAATTGTTAAATATGACATGTGATCAGATCAATCTTGAAGAAGAATATTTTAAAGGCGGAAGCAAATCTTCTTCAGGGAAGAATAGAATTGTGCCAATCCATCCTCGTATCATGCCGTTTGTGAAAAATCGGCTAAAGAAAAGTAATGAATATTTTTTAGAAACTGATGAAGGATCTAAATTTAAAAAAGGGGATTTTTATGAAGAATGGAAGGTTGTTATTGCCTGTATAACAAAGAAAAAGAAAACGCCTCATGAGGCAAGGCATACTTTTGAAACATTTTTGGATAATGCAGGTGGTAATAGAAAGTGTATTGATATGCTGATGGGGCACAAATCTAAAGATGTTGGAAATAGGGTTTATAATCATAAAACAGTGGAACAATTGAGAGATACTATTCTCTTGTTGAAATAATAAATTTCCATTCAACAAGTAACAAATTAGTAACACATATGTTAGGAAATGACCATTTTAAGCCATTTCCTAACATTGCAAAATTATTATACCATAAAAAGAATGGCACTGTATATCACTTTAGTAATATACAGTATCTTTCCTTTCTTCATTATAATCATATATCTACTTTATCTAAGCAAATTCCACATTACAGCCTGTGCTTTTTCTAAGTCTTTTCTCGCCACAAAAATTTCATACTGTATGGACTGTGATGTAGGATTCCCCACACTTCCAAAGTTTCCACGAAGTGTTCCTGATCCTGCCCATTCTCCTAAGTGATTGTATGTTTTGTATTTGTACTTAATCTTTTCCCGATCCAAGATATCCCTGATCGCATTAAATTGTATCATGTCTGTTCCAATCCATAAGCTTTCTGAGTTTAATATTGTAAGCATACTTTTCTCCTTTCTCGCAATTTCCAATTTTATTAAACTGGATTTGCCCCCTTCTTTTGCAGCATACCGAAGCCTCTTTCAACCTGTTAATTAATTTCTTATATTTTATCACAATTTCCTGACTGTGTCCTATTTTTTCCCATAAATAATTCCCATCCCGCTGATCATCCATGGTGTTGTTACAAATCCCGGAATAAAGTCTAGCTTCTTTTCCAGATTTCCTATGTAGTGAACTTCTGAAATTCCTTCTTCTCTTAAGATTCTTACAAACTCTTCCATATCTCCGTACAATGCTTTCTGTGAAAACATATCCTGAAAAGAAAATACACCGCCTTTTTTCAAAACTCTTAATGCTTCTTTTACAACATCCCTCTTATCTTTTGCTGTTCGCACTTCATGAAACACGAAATTGCTTACTACTGCATCAAATGTCTCATCAGGGAAATCCAGTTTTGCTGCATCTCCTTTTTGAAAAGCGATATGGTCTGCAACTCCTTCAATCTTTGCATTTTTCTCGCACTGCTCTTTTGCATAATTCCATTCCACACCCCAGTGATCCATCGCTGTGATCTGTGCCTTTGGAAATGCTTTGGCGCAATGAACAGTAAGTGCTGCTGCTCCGCATCCGATGTCTAGAAGTTTCCCTTCACCATCCCAATCAAGATGTTTAATCAGATGTTCATGTACTCCTGCCATCATATTTCCTTTTCCAAATGCGAATGCTTCATGACAGATCAGCATATAAATTGCCATTACCAGAGTCAAAATGCATAATACGCCTACTATGATTGCAATGACCATTTCACTTAAAGCTACTTGTACTGCTACCGCAATAACACCTAAAACAATTACTGCTCCAAATAACATATACAATGCTTTTTCAGGTACCCAGTTTCCATAATTTGCTTTTTCATTCAT